AACAGTGACAAGAATTGCCTCTCCCCCAGCAACCGATTGATCTAGTGTAAAATCTGTAGTGCTTCCATCTCCAGTAAAGGTCTGGAAGGTTATGTCACCTACGTTTGGGTCAATTCCTATATATGCCATTTTAATCTACGCTATCTTAGCTATTGTAAACTGATTAAATTTATCCGTGCTTAAATTATACAGTGTTCCTTGCAATAAATAAAAAACAATAAAGTCACTTGCCGCGCACTCAATTATTGAGGACAAAGGAAGCATTGAATAACCAGAATTATCAGAATAGCTATGACCTTTGTGGCTTGTTGCAGTAGGCGTGAGCTCGTTATGCCCTATTAACACTCTAGTACCCGTTGCACCTGTATTTTTAAAACCAGTAAGTGTAATATGATAAACACCCGCTACAGGAACAGTAAATTTACCATTTGATGTGTCGTGGGTAATCCCCCCTTTATTTACAAAAAATTCATTAAACTTTAAGGTTTGTGCAGCGGATGGGCTAGTTGCTTGTGTGCCTATTTGCCCTGACATGATAACAGGGTTGCTTTGACTAACTATACCACTAGTGTCAATAGACAAAGCGGTGTTGCTGTTTGTCGGGTCTTGGATTTCGGTGACTTTTAATATACTGGTCATGCACCTATCTCCATTAATGTAATAACAGACAACGGTATTGCATCATAGCCCCCTGCCCCGCCATCTTGAAAAGTCTGGGCCCTGTTTAAATACCAAGTTAGAGCGCTGTATGCGGCAACTTGTATTTTATATGTAATCTGGCTTGTAGTAGCAGGCTCGTCTAAAAAACATATGCCTTGCTGAAAAGTATGGTATTGCCCATTAGAAGCATAATTAGAGTATGATTTTGCAACAGCTGAAGCAACGCCTCTAGTGCCTTCTTGAGTTCCCACTCCAATAGGAGTAGAGTCTCTCACAATTCTTGATTTTGACTGATAACCAGAAGCACTATTGCCTAAAAAAATTTCATATTTTATCAAAATTTTTGAAGAAGCGCTTGAAGGTGTAATGTTCGCTTGTAGCCCACTGTCAGTGAAACTATTAGCTCCGCTGGCTGTAACGCCTGAAGTAGTTGAGCCAACAGTGCCCTGAACCACCTGTAATACATGGTCTGGAATATACACCCCGTTATTTACGGTCTTCTCATTTATTGTATCTACATATAATGTTGACATAATTATCTCTTATGCATCATCTGTTTCATAAGTCATGCTAAAAATGATTGTTGCTATATTGGTAGTGCCAAATATATTACTTGTTCCAATATTAAGAACACTACCAGTGTGTGCATAAACTAAGTTAATTGTTTTGGTATTATAACCACCATAACCCATAGGGGTGTAACCAGACGTCCAAGAATTCCAAGCAGTAAAATAACCCACCGAAATAGCTGAGTTATAATCTGTTAGATTTTTTACAGTAAAAGGGAGTCCAACTATAGTTGCGTTTTGACCTGTTGCTCCACCATTTGTATAAGTGATAGTGCTGGGGCTAGCTATTGTAATGTCAATATGAACTAAATCACCTATTCTAATATATCGGCCTATTTGAATTGTATAAGTACCACTTAAAATCCCTGCCGTAGGGTCTGTTGCCGCAGTTGATGAATATTCAGGGGTAAATGTACCAGTCCTATAAAATGTGCCTGTACCTACTTGGGATAAAGCTACGTTACCACTGCTATCAATTGCCAAGGCATTATTCGTGCCGCTATTGTCTTTAATTGTCCCTACGTTAAGAGTGTTTGCAGTTATTGTAGGAGTATTATCCAGTTCAATTCTAACAGTGCGCTCGGCATACCCGCGATAAATTACGTATACGTTTCCTGTTCCAGAAGAAGGAGCAGAAGAAAAAGTCAGCGCTGTGCCGCTAGCCGTGTAAGCTTTTCCAGAGCCGGGTTCCTGTTGGACGTTATTTACAAACACCTCTAGCTCTTCACTAACATCTACAGACTTGTTTAACGTAAACACAGTTGTAGAGCCGTCACCGTTGAAGCTTTGGCTGGTAGGTACGGCTGGTGATTGTGCTGGGGGAGAACCTATATAGCTCATTATCCTGCAATTTCCATGACTGTAAACTGTGATGTCATATTTGTATCATCAGAGCTATTTCTATGATTAATGCCGCCTGTGCTAGCTGAAACCCATGCTTGTACTTTGTATGTAATAGAGCTTGCTGTGTCAGGGTCATCTAAAAAGTTTATAGCTAAACTAGCTACAGTCCTATTATCTAAATTTGTAGGTGCGCTCGGATACCATATTTTGTAACCATTATAAGTCTTTCCAGAGCCACCACCTATCTCTGTGCTGTCTCTAAAAAGTTTTATACCACAATAATTACCACTAGCTCCACTTATACCAATAGACCCTGTAAGTAAAAACTCAGATGTTGCACTTGTTGGAGTTATGGTTATAGATAGTCCAATGTCCTGTCCAGTTGTGCTAGTTATATCATACTCAGTATTGTCACTAACTGATTTAACCTGCAACACAGAACCAGTAGGCAAAATAGACTTTGATATTGTGCTTAATGGCATTATGTAATCTCCAGAACACTTAATACTGCATCACAGGAATTATCCTGAGAAGCATATACTTTCAGAATGTCTGTCGCGTTCATAACAATCTTTTGGTCGCCACCAGCAACCACGAGAGAAGAGCCAACGGGCACAATAGCATCCTTAACAAGGTGCGTTATAGTGCTCCCTCCATCTACAAATTCGACAGTGACAGTAATTGAGCTCGTTAGAATGTTGGCAATGTTCAAACCAATAATAGTTGTTTCTGTCGATGCTGGGCAAGTGTATAGGGTTGTTTTGCCTGTACTCGATGTATCTATGTTTTGAGCAGTAAATGTTTTAAATGCGTTTGCCATATCTTTATCCTAACGCTATAGCGAAAGCCAAACTGTTGTCTGTAAAGTTTACAGGTGTGCCTGACGCATCGTTATAAATCATCTTTTCTCCGGGCATTGTACAAAATATTGTACGAGTACCCGCAGGCCAATCAATCTTGCTGTCACCAAAAGTAAGCGCTGTGTCATCTGCTAGTGTCACGGCCTCACTTAACACAATGTTATTCTGGTTTGTAACAGTGGCAATAGTAACAACCCCTGATATACCCGTTCCGCGCACCCTTTGACCCGCTACAAGCGTACCCACATTACCATCTACGGCTACGCTGGTAGAGCCTGACACCGCGCCGTTTACGTCCGCCGTAGCGGTATCGCTAGTGCTCTCAAATATGGTGTCTCTGGACAGAGTTGTGCCAGACGCGGTATATGTTCCTATGCCAACCTCAAAGTCCGTGCCGTCAGTGCAGGAATAATATGTTGTATTCCCATCACCTATTTCCGTAAAAGCATCAAAACCAACAATGGCACCAGCAAGAGTTAACGTGCCAGTGCCTGTCGTGGATGTTGCTTCTTTAACACGGTCTTTGATGACTAAAGCCATTACTTCAACTCAATGCTCAGGTTAGTTGCGTTGATACGGAAAATATCGCCAGAAGCAATTGTCTTGCTTGCATCAAGCTCACCAATAAACATTGTATTACCGCCATCAAACCATAGCTTTGTATCGTCTGCTATGGTGACAGTAGTATCCAATGTTATAGATGCCTGTGATGTCACACCAGCTACCCTAACAACAGTAGAGGCACCCGTGTTATAAACAATGTCACCAACAGAGATTGTCGCGCCAGTATTACCGTCCAAAGCTACGCTAGTAGAGCCAGATACAGCCCCATTTACCACTGCTACTCCAATAGCCGCATCTGAGACAAAGGCGTGGGTTACAGTATAGCTTGCAATACCGCTAGAAGCTGACCACTCAACATTTCCATCATTGATGACTTGCTGTTGGTCGGAAATAACGGTGTCCCCAGCAGTATGCGCCGCAGCGGTTGTGCTAGATGTACCACGAGTACACCCTGTCAAAATGCTTGTGCCATCAAATGTGAGGGCAACATCATCTGACAAGGTTACAGCAGTGTCTACAGTAACAGTAGGAGAGCTAAAAGCAGTTACACGAACCGTACCAGAAATACCTGTTCCTGTTACCACCATGCCTTCAGCAATTGTGCCAGAAACACCGTCTACAGCAATAGATGTAGAGCTTGAAACCGCGCCATTTACGTTAGCCGTTGCTGTTGTGTCTTTGCCTGTATAAGTGATGATTTCATCATTTATAGAAACAGTCCCAGATGTTGGAAAGGCTTCGGCATCTGTTAGAGCTAAATAGGTTTGAGAAGCATCAGCGTTTTGACCCAATGTAGTCACAGATTGCTTCCAGTTAGCCGCAGTTATCTGCTGACGAACATAGTTTGCATCTTCTGATGCCACACTTACTTCTGTTAAGTTACCTTTCTCAGCATTTGATACTGCGGTAGCCAAACCAATATATATGCTGTCGCCAGGTGAAGCGAAGGAAAGAGAATCATTCTTGAACAGATAGTCCAAGATGCGTCTTTCCAGATATGTAGTTGCCGCATTGCTTGTTGCCATTTTACAAACTCCTAAGTTCTTGGCCTATCTGGTAAGCCCCGTCTATATGCATCACTGTTTTCTCTGGCTTCTGCCAAATCTTTCAGTCGTTGAATTTCCTGTCCAAACCTTTGCTCGTACAGTTGCATCATATCGGCTTCACCTTTCATGTAAGTATATGCTTCTACGAGTGAGCCGTAAAGAAGAGCGTTAGGGGCATTTTCGCTCAACCATGATGTGCCGCTATCAGCCCCTGCTGTAATACTAGCTGGGCGATAATAATAATGAAGCTCTACTGTGTAAGCTGAATCTGGAGTAGGACTTAAAATAAAGTTGTCTACGTCAAATATACCGTAATATTTCGGCTCTCCAGTAGCACCTGAATCAATTGTGTATTGCTGTACAAAGTTAACATCTTTTATGAGCAGAAACTCCTGGTTGCCCGTGCTGGTTAACTGCAAGGAAAAGGGAGCCAAGTAATCACTTGGTACGCTTAAATAAGGGTCGCTGGCGGTTAAAGTAGAAGTAGCATTCTTGCGAAATAACTCCAAATCCACCAATGTAAATATTCTATCTTCAGCAGAACGAATAAAAATAGGCAAATTATTCACAAAAGACGTTTCTGTGTTTTCTGCAAAATCCTGTATTGCTGTCTTCAATTGACCATATGTAAAAGACATCTATTATCTCCTATGCAGAAAGCGTAACGGGCC